ATTTATTCAATTCACCAGTTTGTCCTTTAAGTTTAGCAAGAACTCTTGTTGGTGATGGAGAGTTGAGAGCACCTTTCTTATTTGGTTCCATTGGTTTTAATGATGTTGATTGTCTACTAAGTGGTTTACCACCGTATGTACTTGCAATACTAGAAATTTTTGTTGCATATTCGGGATCAGTTGCATAAGCACCATGACTTACTTCTTTGGAACCAGGGATTCTTCCCCCACCAGGAATTTGAAGTCTTTGAGCAGCCTGAAGAACATTCTCAGAACCTCTGGTTTTATAGTTCCATTTTTTCATTCTATCTGCAATAGAAGCATCTAGACTATCATAGTTTTTGAATGGTTGATTCACCATTACACTGCGACCATTCACAACCTCTCTTGTTCTCTTTGAAGTCGTATTTTCACGACTGGTTCCTTTCTGACCAAAATAGTTGAAAGAACCACTCGGATATCTACCATATCCAGTTTCTAATGCTGCCTGAGAAGCAATAGTATCTGCTTCGACAGAATTAGCTCCTAGTGAAATTGCCCTTCTCTTTATTTTATTATAAAATTTTTGATTCTTGTCTTCTTGTATAATCTGACAAAAACTAGAGAAGGTTTTCATTTTTATAGCTCTTATAGGAGTATTTATTTACAGTGGTAGTTTTGCTCGCGATGTTTTCTTCATGAAGTTGAGACGAATAGCATCCCACTTCAAACGCTCTTTCAAAGGTTTTGAAATGAGCTTCGTTACTGAGTCTACCTCAAGACTGTTAATTTCGCAATAATGACAAATCGCATCGATGTAATTGAATTGTTCTTCAGCGACAATCTTTTCAATCTCCAAGGCAAATTTGGAAGGAGTTAGAAATTTACTTTCTATAACTTTTTCTAGTTCCTTATTTGGTTCCATATTCCTCCAGTTTATCTCTAACAAACTTTCCAATGTACTCGGTAAGAAGTTTGATGTACTTTGATTTGTCTCGTTCTTCATAGACGACGCATTCTCCATTTTCACAGGCCATGATAATTACAAGTTTTTTGACAGAGATTCCTGTCAGTTCGTACAGCATACAACCATATGCCATGCACTGCACAAAGTAGTGGTCAATCCACTCTCGTGGTTTCGGTTTTGCTGATGTCTTAAAGTCAATTATTGCTAACTCGCCGTCATATTCAGCGATACAATCAACTGTCCCTGCAATACCAAGTTGTTTACTATACAGAGAACCTTCAAGGGCGTAAATATTATTTATACGTTTTAGATTTGCTTTGGAAATCTTAAACAAAAAGTCAGAAATAGGAGGAACTTCTGGAAGTTCTTCATTTTTCATGAAGTATTCAACCAAAGTATGCATATCAGTACCACGTTTCGTTGCACGTTTTGTGATACGATCTGCTTCTTTATTGCCAACTCTTTTACGCCATTTTACAAAGATGTCTTTATTATAATGACTTGTAACTGATGTAATTGATACTAACTTAAGAAGATCTTCTTCATCAGGAACTGAATAGTATCGGACACCATCAATCGTCTCTCTGCTGAGTTTTGGAAGTTCAATATCAATGTGATTGAAGTTCGTTATGCCAGTGGACGTAAGTTCGTTCATAATATTCTTGGTTTGGTTCATTTACGAAATAATACATTGCAATTGAATATCTTTCAAAACCCTCAGGAGCATTCAGAGGAACGGGGTGACCGTGAACAGAATCATCAGATAATGTGAAGATAACTGCTCTATTCATGATAGGAGCAATAATATGCTCTCTTCGTTTATCTTTTTTATTCCAAAGTTCAAGGTGACCATTCCATTCATCTTCCCAATTTGGATTAAGATAGAGTAGCATGTTCAAAACCCTGAATTTTCTGGTAACAGGATTTACATTGTAATCAACATGAAGATTTAGTTTACCACCGTTGTTAATTTTATGACATCCACCACCCCACATGTGAGGATCTGGAATTAAATTTGGAATACCTGTTAAGTCTTTAAGAAATTGAAGAAATATTTGAGAGTTAAAATAAGTTAGTACGTTAGATACAGTGGGCACTTCATATCTGAGTTGCTCAACACTCTGTTCATCCCAAGGAGTGAACCATTTGTTCACTTGGTTGTCAGTCATGTAAGCATTATTCTCAGTGCGTTCAGTAACCCAATAATTAGTTTCTTTTAACTCCTTGAAGCACTGCATGGCAACAACAGGATTGATGAAATTATCAATGATTATATTTGGGAATGGTTTAGCATTTTGATAATGAAAGTTAAGTCTAGAACCCAAATCATAATCTCTGAATATTTCCATCAAAAACCTGCTTCTATTTTAGCTAAGATGTATTCTTTAACAAGTCCAGAGCGAACAATGTCATCCACTCCAAATTCAATTATATCAAAAGAACTCATTTTACGCAAGATGTTCATAAAATCTACTATACCGTTGCGTTCGTTAGTTTTATTCAAGTCGGACTGACGAGAATCACCACAGAAACAAATTCTAGTATTTTCACCAACACGAGTAATGATACTGTCTAGTTCGTGAAAGTTTAGATTCTGATATTCATCAACAATAACGATAGCATTATCAAGAGTAGTCCCTCGTAAGAACGAAGTGCTCCAAAATTTAATCGTTTCTTGTGCTTTAAGATTACCGTAAAGCATCTCAAAGTCTGCATCAGATGGCATTTGGAACATGTATTTTACCATGTTCTTATAAGGAATCTGATAGATATCAGCTTTGTCCTCATGAGAACCGGGAAGAAAACCAATCTCTCTAGTAGCTACCAGGGAGCGTACAAGGTAGATGCGCTCATATGGAGTGTTCTCATTTAATACATCACGAAGTGCGTTATAGAGTGTGATAAAGGTTTTACCTGTACCCGCACAACCGAAAGCAACTAAATGTTTGCCTTCTTTGTATGAATCAAATAAACGTTTTTGATTATCAGTAAGAGGTTCAATATCAACAAGATACTCTTGACTGAGAGGTTTTTTCCTCTTCATCTGCTTTGTCGTGAGTCCAACCCCAATAGGTTGCTCTGAAGATGATCTTTTTCTTCTTGCCATATTTAAATTTTCTTGATAGTTGAACCTGGCATTTTTTGTGCTCTTTGAAGAACCTCATTCCATCCAGGTTTAGACTTGCGAAGTTTATCCTTCCATTCTCCTACTTCACCAAATGATGGTGAATTTTCGGGAGTATAGTATCTTTCCCAATCAGGATTATCGCCTCTCCACTGATCCCACTCATGAACGCTCATAACAACGTCTTTCGTTTCACCAGTTTCTTTATGTTTTACTGGATATGTTGCCATAGTTATAAATTCAATGTGTTATATTTAGACCCACTCAAGTGCTTCTGCACAAGTTGGAAATTGTTCAATAAAAATCTTTTTACAACCCTCTGCAAGATCCATATGTTCCTTTTGAGTGCCATTAGCAGTTCTCAAATTGATATAGTGAATCCATGAGCGACAAGAACCACTCATATAGATTTTAGTGGGTGTGGCGAGAGGAAGCACAAAACGAGCACACTCCTTTGCGATGCCATATTTAAGCATCTCTTGATAGAGTTTCATACCTTCTTGGAAATGATTTTCCATTTTGATTTGAAACTCTTGATTCACAAAGGGATCAATATCATCAATAGAATTCTGACGATTCTTTGTGTCCTGCCTGCGAAGTTCTGGAAGGGGAATACGTTCTGCCAACATAGAACTGTCAGCATAGCGTTGCGAAAATTCTTGATAAGTAAAACTTCTATGACGAAGAACCTGAGCCGCTACACCTCTAGTAGTTTCAAGTTCTAAAGTCATGAATGATTGCTCAAACACAGACCAGTGGTTGTGTTTAATGCAATAACCTAACAGTTTTGCATAATTTGGATTCTCTTGATTATTAGGATTTGACACACGAGCAACGTATGCCATCATCTTCTCCGCATCGGGAGTCACGCTGATAAGTTTTACACTCATTTAAATCCTCTTTTTTCCATAGCATCTAAGTCATTAAGTTGCTCTTTTACTGTTCGCAACTGTTTTTTAAGTTCTCTAATCTCATCATCTGAATAGAGATGATCTTGCTTGATAAGACGCTCAAGCATCTTAACTAATTTTTTACCTCTACTTGTCATCAGTCTGGATACCCGTCATCATCGTCAAAGATTTCATCATAATCATTTATTACAGCAGGATCAGACCTTACTGACGTTTTATATGCCTCAGGATCAGAGTAAACCTCTGCCTTTAGTCCATCAACTAATAACTCAAGGTTCCTAACCAAAAGTTTTAATCGTTCTCTGTCCATAATTTGATATGCACCGTTCTTATTATAGCATAAAAAAAAGAGGGTGATCAACCCTCGTCGTTTAATAAACTTCTGCAAACTCGTTTACATGTACCTTGGTCCTCCTCGCATTCGATTAAACAATCAAAATAATCATTGACCAGATCTAATTCCTCATTACATTTGTTTAAACCTGCATCAATGTGTATCCATTCTGCTAATTGATTGCGGGATAATAGATTGTGCATCAAACCTCACGCAATATTTTTGTCTTGTGGAGTAATAATAAAGAGTAGAGTTTCAAAGCATACGCGGTTCCTTAATTCTATATTATGTATGATAGTTTGTGTTAATTCACTAACATTTGTTAAAAAAACACAAAAGTACAAAAAAAGAGAGGTTCGGAAACCTCTCTTATAATTCACTTGGTGTAAGTTTTGCCGCGATAGCAGAATGTACCGTGGGTTTCCTTACTCTCTACACAACGAGTATCATACTCAACACCACGATATGAAGTGTGAGTGATCTGAGCGTCGTGAAGTGCAGATGCCTTGTTAATCTGCTTGCGAATGAGATTAAGTGTGTTCATAAGTTTACTCCTAAAGTAGTTGGATTTTTAGGTCCGTTCCTTTAGTCGTTTGCGTCCCATGGACAATTAGGAGTTGCCTCTTTCATTGTGTCGATAAGTTCGACTTTAATAAAATTATCTAAATCCTCATTAGCTTTGATCCTGAGCATAATAGCATCAGCATCTTCACATAGAAGACTAGAATAAAGAAGAAAATCTATCATGGGATGAACGCTCCGTTCCGCGACTTACTTGCGTCCCACCCGAGAGTGGGATGAACGTACAGGTATTATATACCTTATAGAGTATATAGTCAAGCAGGTATGTAACATACGCTACAGTTTTATAAAATCTTCAGAAGTCAAAAATTTTGGCGAATTTTTTTTCCACCTTTTGGGAAATCACTTCTTCTTTTTGGTTTCGGGTGTCTTTACACCCCAGAATTTTGGATTAGCTCTGCCCTCTGTTTGTTTCATAGTAACAAATCCTTTCTTGAATTTGTCATAGTAATAATCAAAAATTTCAGACTGCTTTCCTGCTGATGCAATATCATATTGAGTAGCATCTTCAACTTTATATTCAACAATAAAAGCATTACAAGGCAGAGTGCGATCCTCTGCCTTATCAACATCACAGTTTTCAAATAAAATTCTCATATCAACCCCACTGAATATCAGGATAAGCTTCAGCTACGATTTCTTTAGTTATTTTGAATTTGGATTCTAGGTCTTTATCTTTACACAGACAAACAATTTCTGCTTCAAGAGGATGAAGACCTTGAAGTAGATTGATAAACATAGACTCACGACGAATTCCATTCATCCCATCATTACCGCCTTTGACAAAGTGGTAAAAATTCTTTGCTTCTCTACGAATTGTAGTTCTTCCTTGTTGATCAGCATTACCTAAGGAAAATGACCCGGTTTCATACATTCTGCGGGTCTCTAAATCAATTTTTTTAGAGAGTGTCCCACTAGAAGTGGTTTGTTCATCATAAGATGAATATGGCACTTCACCGGGGGGTAATGCACTTTGAATTGTTTCATCAAAGTTCCACTTAAATACAATTTTCAAGTGGAGTTCTTCGAATTTTTGAAGAACTTCCACTTTTTTTGCTTTTGATCTCTGTTTGTTTGCAAGATCTAGAACTTCAAAAACAAGTGGTTGTTTAGGTAAATCTAATGATGCTACTTTAACAGATTTTGGTTTTTTAGGACTCGTCTTCGTCACTGGATTCTTCGTTGTTGTCATGATAGTTTTCAAAATTAAATGCAATCACCTCATCTGGAATTAAGTTTCCTTGTTCGTCAAACATTTCGGGGTGAGGTCTTGGTACTTCCCGATAGTTCATCATATATTCTCTTGCGGTCCAACCTCCAATTAGTCCCACTATAAGAAACAATACGGTTAAGAAAGAACCGAAAACTAAACTTACTGCTAACATGGGTTTTACCTCGGAGAACTAAATTTTCTTCCTTATACTAAAGGAGAATTCAAAATTGACAGTTACTTCTCTCTTGAAGAAGCGAACCATTTTTTCAAATCTTATTTGAAACGATTTTGGTCTCTTCCTCCCTCCATTAAGTAGTAAATCCACTCCACGGTTGGAGCGGGTCTTGGTTTTATTTATGCTCAATTCAGAGAAGTTTTTGTTCTCTGAGGAATTTGATTGTTTCAACGCACCCTCCTATTTTATTATCATCAACCAGGATTTGAGGAAAGGTAGATCCCTCACCAAAAGTCAAATAAAAATCTTCCCTACTATAATCTTGCCCCAAAGTTTTTACTGAGTGCTCAACGTTGATTCTACGCAAAACCTCCTTTACTTTAACGCAGTATGGACATCCTGCTTTAGAATAAATTACAAATTTCATCAATCAAAAAAGAATATGTGAAAAAGTCTAGAATCTTCCTTTGTCTGACCAAAGTATTCTGATGCTGCATGTATGTTTTGAGCATCAAATATGAAGAGTCTATTAAAAACATTACCAATAGAATCAACTAACTCAAATTTAGTCCTGTCAAAAAATCCGCCAGCATAAATTTGATCATTGAAATTATTATCACTTGTTCTTCGTGCCCCATTCTTATGAGCATACAAAGAAGTTCCTGTGCTGTATGGAGCATCAGGATTTAAGTATAGCATAGCTGCCCAAGTCTGTCCATCATTATGATAAACAATAGGATCTTGAGATGTGCAAAACTGAAATCTACCACACATGCCATGAGTTTCCCACTCACGTATTTTAATACCCATAATTCTTTCAAATGCTTCTTTAGTACCAGGAACAAAGAATTGTTGAATACTACGACTACCTTTAAAATATTGAATCTCAGGTTTAAATTCTTGTCGCAAAGCATAATCTCTTACAGCATATGGGTCAGCGTAAAAGTTATCAACAACCCAAACAGTCTTCTGTGGTTGTCTATTAATTGTGCTTACTGGAATATACTTCATACTGTTTGAAATGCGATTTGATGTAATTCCTTCCCACG